CTTTAGCTACTGTAGTTTTACCACATCCTGGTGGTCCAGAAAGTAAAAGGTTTGGAACTTCTCCCTTATCCAGAAAATTCTCAAAAGTCTTCTTTATATTCTCAGGAAGAATACAATCATTAATAGTTTTTGGTCTGTATCGTTCGCACCAGAGGAAGTGTTCCCTTTTTCCAGAAGTCATAGTATAATAAATAAAGAAGGGGCTATACTTTTCATATGAATATCATATATCAAATAACCAATAAAGTCAATAATAAGTTTTATATCGGTAAAACGACTAAAACGATTGAAGAAAGATTTTATTTCCACAACCATACATATGATGAAACATACTTACATAGGGCGCTTCGGAAATATGGTGTAGATAATTTTACCATAGAAATCGTAGAAAGTCAAGTGCCGGATACCGAACTGGATAACAGAGAACGATACTATATTAAAACATTAAAACCACACTATAATATGACCGAAGGAGGAGAAGGAGGCGACACATCAAAATCGCCCAACTATATCAAAGCGATAAAGGAATACCACACTAACCAACCAAAAAAGCGTTATGCTTCATACGGTATGTTAGGTAAAAAACAAACACAAGAACAGAAAGACGCTATATCAAAAAGTAACTCATATGCGGTAATGTGCGAAGGCGTGGCGTATCCATCTATAAAAGCTGCCGAAGAATATTATAGAAGTATCGGAACACCTAAGTCGGTCCGCAAGCGTATCGACTCTAAACGGCATCCTGATTGGTATAGGATAAGACCCAAAAGAATTTATCCCTAATCAAATAATAAGTTTAGATGTAGATATAGCTAGTAAGAATACTAACATTATAACTACATCCCAAGATTTTGTCCTAATAAAGTATGGAACAGAAATTGCATCAGCCACAAAGTGAATAATAGCACCGTAAAAGGCGCTAACGTGTAACACAGTAAAATAAGCTGTAATAACCAGGAACGATCCAATAATCCTTGCAGGTATGTCAAGATGTCTTCTCATCACTCAAAGTTGGATTCACTCCAATAACTTTTGCTGTTGGATTGCGAGCTTTTGCAGCAACCAGGGCATCATCTCTATTAAGAGCTGTCACAGATTCTATGAACACTTTGTCCTCACCATAAAGTTTAACATCCCAAATCATTTTTATCCTCGTTATTTAAAATCTTCTTAATTGTGTCTAAGATACTCATATCTTCCTCAACTGCGAATGTAAATCCGAAACCAATTCCTCATGCCTCATATACAATTTAACATATACAAGAAGCATTTGTTTTAATTGATCAACATCATCAATATTACTAATCCTTTTCATCACATTAGAATATTGAAATTGTTTAGAAGGAGACGTTAATTCGATTGTATCTGAGTTGGCCATTATCCAAAAGTAGAATCTGGTTCTAAAGCTATGTAGTATACAACATCATAATTTTGATTGGTAAACCTCGACAACAATTTGGAAGAAACTGCTACATCATATGTACCAGGAATAATCTTAAGATTCTCTTCCTTGAAATTAAATTCAAAGGTGTTATCAGTCTCACCTACCAGAATAGAAAAATCATTAGAAGTATTATTCTTCTTATCTCTTGCCACCAACTTCACGACTCCAGCTTCCCCAATAGCAGAGATGTCAGGTAGTTGATAAACAGAAGCTGCTTTCTTCAATTTTTCCAATTGCTGACTAGCAAGAACAAAAGACACATCCTCACTAGGAAGACTAATCTCCTTATCTGGTGGAGATACAATGACAGAAGGATCTGCAAAGAAGTACTTAGACCTCATCTTACCTTCCCTAATCACCACATACTCATCATTAGTAAAGTCTAATTCAGGACTCTGGTGTAGAGAATGCCCTTGAAGGAACTGATTCAAATCATAGACCCCAAAGTCTTTAGGAATTTCTTCCGTAATAGTTGCTTCTGCCAGAATATTCTTCATAACAGAAATAGTCCTCAACTTATTACCACCCCTAAACAGAATGGATTGATTAATAGTCGAAAAATTCTTTAGTAAATTAATAGTTGTGTCAGAAAGTTTCATAACCATGTGATGTAAGATCCTCGTTTGTTTGTCCACTGAAATAGTATAGTAATAGACAATAATGCATTGACTTCAATATGTCACGCTTTGCTTGTCCTTTCTTGTCATACCGACTTAAGTATTTGATTGCATTAGAACGACAAAAAGATTCAGCATCACCAACGGATTGGATAAGATCCAATGTCTGTACGTCTGAACTGTCATTTGTATAATGTCCCTGGTAAGTAGAAGAGATGTAATCTTTAAGGTCTTTAATGCCTTTATCTTCTTGATATTTGTGACAAGATGGTCCACCCAACTTGGGTTGAGGTTTTGAGTTCTTCAAAAGATCCCCTTTAACCCCTTTCCAATGACCCCCCGCATAAGGTGGGAGAAAAATATCACCACCATCTACTTTAGGAGGATCTACTCTAATATGATCTTCTCCCATTGCTCCAGGAAGTCTAGATCCAGTAATTCTAACAGTACCTTGATCACTACTCCCAATAGTTGGATAAGGATCAGGAGAAGTAGGATAATTAAAAACTGGTGTGCTAGATCCAAAACCAGTAGGTCCTACCGATTTAAAACTTATACTATCAGGAGAACTAGTAGGAGGAGTGCTAGCGAAACTAAAACTCTCCCCATCCAAACTCCAATGAGGATTGCCAGTGATACTAATACCATCCTCCTTCCAAAAATCTTGCCAATCCTTCCCAGTTTTAGCCTCTGTTACGTTACTAGAAGTAAAGTTATATTGTTCTGGATTGGGATTTTCAAACTCATCATAATTTTCATTTTTTTCTGTCATAATTGGATACTCCTCATTAAGTGTTCCATCAATTTCATCATACAGTAGGCTCCAAGCATTTACCATTATATCATCCCCCCAGCTGTTGGTCAACTGGAAGTTCAAAAGTAACATCTACTTTATCATAAAGTTCCAAAAAGGAACTAATGGTTTCATCATCAAATCTGTTTATACAGACCTTAATAGCCTTTGCCTTATCTTTCCAGATAGAATAAGCTCTAATAATGTGAATTAACCTCCTAGTAGAAATAACTTCCTCTATACCCCCATCATAATATGTTTTCCTAATAATATCCGCCCAATCACACAAACGTTTACAAAAATCATCATCTTGAATATTCAAATCCCTACAATGATTTTTAAGTATCTTAGTCTCATAAGTATGGGATGGATATTTCTGTTCGAATGTTACGCAGAATCTTTCCAAGAAAGCTTCATTAAGGATATTAGTTCCAATAAAACGCCCATCATCACTTCCTCTACCTTTAGTATTGGCAGTAGCCATTACATTAAATCCAGGTGTAGGTTTAACAAACTTACCAATCTTCTTTAAAAAGACACCTTTTCCTTCAAGGATGGATTGTAAACAAAGTATTTTATTAGATGCAAGGTCCACCTCATCCAAAAGTAAGATACATCCCCTTTCAAGGGCTTCAACGACTGGGCCATTGTGCCATACCGTTTCGCCATTAACAAGGCGAAACCCACCAATAAGATCGTCTTCATCAGTTTCTATAGTAATATTAACTCGAATTAATTCCCTGTTAAGTTGGGCACAGGCTTGCTCAACTGAGAAGGTTTTTCCATTCCCAGAAAGACCCGTAATGAATGTAGGATAAAACAAACGGGCCTTAAGAATGGCCTTAATATCACCAAAAGGACCAAAGTTGACGAAGGTATCATCTTTTTCTGGAATAAGGTTCTGTTGTAATTTAGGCTCAACTGAAGGTGATTGAAATACTCTCTCTATCTTTTCTATTTCTGGTAATGCTTGTAAATTCCATTTACCGCGTCCAACTTTATATTGCTCCAATCGCTTTGTAACGGTCTGATATGCCATCCCACGAGACTCACAATAACCTTTAACATCAGCAGCAGTAAACTCTACACCATATGTATCTCTAAGTTCATTAACAATTTGGTCATCAGTCATTTTGAGACGAAGCATGATGTATTTGTTTCAATGGGTTTATTATAAGGTATAAAAAAGGAGTTTAGGACTCCTTAGTGACACTTCCTATACTGTTTTCCCACTGCTTAAAGGATGATTGGCAATCAGGTGGTTCAGGATCTTTATAACCCTTCTTCTTTTTCCAATCATTCTTCATAGCCTGCATAGACCAACTAGCAGCAAGGCTATCTGGTCCATTTTCAAGTAGTTCAA